TCCCAATCCCTACGTTGCCAGCATTGGTAAGGGTCATTTTGACAGAGCCAACCGTGTAAGCATCATTGACGGCTTCAAATGACAATGATCCGTCACCTTGCCCACCAAGTCGCCATGTTTTCAGGTCAGTGCCAGAATTGCCGTTGTACAGTTGCAAATATGGGGTTATGGCTGAAGCAGCAGCAGTCCTTGCAGTTACACCAGCATTTGCGGCAAATGTGGAGTTGGGGAGTGTTGCTATAGGCCCGACTGTCACATTACCCGATGTATCAATCCTGAGTCGTTCACTGCCTCCTGTGTAAAAAATCATGGGCAGGTATGAGCCTGTACCATTTGCTCCGCTATTGATTGTCATGGCGGTGTTTTTAAGTAGCGCAAGGCTACCAAACACAAAGTTTGCGCCAGTTGCATACGCACTATCTGCAACGATAAGTTGAGATGCGCCGTTTCCAGTTGGTGTTGTCCCGTTTTCAACAGCAACAATGTTTGTTTGCGTATTGCTTGAACTGGACTGAAAGAGTATGCGTGTATCAACTGTGCCAGAACCAAAGTTGCCAGTGATGCGCCTTGCAGAACCAGTTATTGCAAAGTTACCGTTTACATCAAGTAACTGCGTAGGCGTATTAGTGGCAATCCCCACGTTACCAGAACCTAGAATACGCATACGCTCAGTGCCGTTTGTATAAAACACTCGCGGGTTTGCGCCGTAAACATAATCAACCATGCCAAGAGCGCCACCTCCTACTGATGCTCTTAAAGAGCCAATGTACCACTCGTTAAGTCCGTTACCACGACCAAAAATGTTTGGACTAAACGATCCGTCTGTACCTGTGTCAATAATTAGCTGCCCTGAAGTACCGTTGACACCGCTACCAATTGTTATGCCAGCGCCAAGAACGCCGCTTACTTGTAATGTATTGTTTGGCGTTACAGTTCCAATACCTACTTGACCATTGACTATTGAAAAACTGTCATCAGTAGTAAGAACTTTGCTTGCATTAAGGTAAGCCACTCTGTTAGCTATACCAGCAGCAAGACTTAGGTTTGTTCCGTTAAATGTTAGGTTGGCGCTATCAGTAAGAATGTTGCCAGAACCTGTATAAGTCACTCGACCCGGCGTAAGTGCTAAATTTGTTATGCTTCCCGCTGTCAGCATCGTGCCGTTAAATTGCAAATTAGAAGATTGAGCAATTGCACTGGTTGACGATGCGTAAAAAACTTGATTAGCAGTAAAAGCCGACAAGCCAGTGCCGCCGTTAGCCGTTGGCAAAACACCTGTGATGTCAGCAGTTGATAAGCTAATTGCATCCCACGATGCGTTTGTTCCATCAGTTTGCAGATACTTAGTCGCATTGCCTGTTTGCACTGGCAGCAAAGCATTTAAAGCAGTGTTTGCAGTAGTTTGCCCTGTGCCGCCGTTAGCGATAGCTACGATGCCTGTGACGTTAGCTGCATTGCCAGAAATATTTCCTGTGACTTGCGATCCCGGCAAACTTAAAACACTTAGTGTTGTCAGTGTTGAATTGCTTGTAGCAGTAATGTTAGCTGCTGTGCCAGTGGTGTTTTGGTTTAGCGTAGGAACGTCACCAACTTGAATGCCTGACATCACCACGTTTGTGCCGTCACCGCGCAAGTAAGAGCCAGATGTCACAGCACCAGCAAAAGCATTCATTGCTGCTTGTGCTGTAGTTTGACCAGAGCCACCGTTAGCAATAGCAAGCGTTCCAGCCAGCGTAATCGTGCCAGAGCCAGTGATAGGCCCACCAGACGTTGTAAGCCCTGTAGAGCCGCCAGAAACGGCTACAGAGGTCACTGTGCCGCCACCGTCAGCAACCCACTCCAAAGCAGTTGCACCAGCATTTAAGCCAAGTCGCTTGTTGCCGTTCGCTGTGTACGATGGCAGTAAGTTTTGGATAGCAGCAGCAGCAGTTACTGCGCCTGTACCGCCAACGGCAATCGGCACTGTCAGCAACGAAATTGTGTTACCAGTGATGTTGATTGGCGCTGTTGCTGTGTACGCTGTACTGGTCAAAGGCCCAACATCAGAAACCGTACCGTTGGTGTAGGTGATTCGCAAATACTGGAATGTGGAAATCGTCACAGGGACAATGCTCACAATGCCATTACCTGCCACGCCACGATCAATGGTGATGGTTTGTACTTGTGGGGGAACTATTGTGCAAACGATGTTGTTTGCATCGGTGACTGCTACGTTGATTTGCATGATTTTTCCTTAGATAACAACAATACCGTCCGAGCGAACAAGGAACATCAAAAAGATGATTCCATCATCAGCAGGGTTGCCGCCACCAGCAGGAAAACCAATTTTGATACGACCCGAAAAACACACAGGGTCAACAGCGTTGATGTACAACTCAGGGTCACTTGTAATCAGTGACCAAGCCGAATCATCAATCACCAAAGTAAAAGCGCCCGTCAAGTCAGAACGGTTTGTAATTGTTAGGTTGATGGTTGTAGGAGTTGGCGAATAGTTACCAATGTCAAAAGACAAGCCAGTTCGGGTGTCTTGAAGATTGGTAATCGTCCTACGGACAATCTGTGCGGAGATCGTTGCGCCTGTCAAGTTGACGGGAGTGACGGGAGCTATGCCGTTTGTAAAAACCAAGTTCCAATAGGTTGCTTGGTTGTAGACAAGTTCGCCAGTAATAAGCGGATTGTTAAAGCCACTTACTTGCGTAATGACGTTTTGTGAAAACACTGCCATGATAGTTCCCTGTACTCAGGTGGTAACGCTCCCCGAGTACTCTCAGGGGGACGGAATCTTGTCATGTCTTTAATCTATTGTGCCAGAAATTTAGCCGCACAGGTAGATGCAAGAAACCAGTTTGACTTCTGTCGGTGACGCAAATGTTACGACTTCTCTGATTTTTGCAACTGTTGTATTTCTTACTATGTCATCAGATTGCTTCATGCCTTTTCCTGCTGTTGACGAACAAACAATTAAGTCGCCAATTTGGAAGTTGCCACCTTCACCGCAAACATTAATCTGACCTTCACCAACAGAGTTAATTGCTACATAATCGTGAGTGTCAACAATAGGCTGATACACAGGATTAAGTATGTACTCAACAGTGTCAACCCATTCATCAATTTCCCATTTTGGGACAACTTTTGGTATTTGCAGAATGCTAGGCGTTTGCGTACTTGTAGCAGCAAACACACCGATTGCGCCTTGTTGGTTTGCTGTTGCACTTACAGCAACTTCTGTAAGCGTATCTGATACGCCAGAGGTCGCAACAATAACGCCAGTGTCAACGATGATGTCACCAGCTACAACCGTAGTCCCTTTAAGCAACAAACCATCATGGCAACCCGTAAATGGAGCAGTTCCACCAGAAACAGTCAAACCGTAAGTAGGGCCACCAATAACAATGCCTCGCAAGTCAACACCACTTGTGTTAGTGGTAAAAATTCTACCGCCGTAATGGTCGTTGCCAGCCAAATAAGCCAAATACGAATAAGCCGCTGTATTAGCGTTTGGTGAACTTACAGAAGCATTGACACCTTGTGCGCTTCTGCGTTGTGTAAATATTCCAAAACTTCCACTAGCAACAGTCAACCCGGTAATCACCTTATCCGCTGTTATGAAATCACCGTTAAAAGTGTTAGATATCAAAGCACCATAAGAAAATTCAGTGCCTGTGTTACCCGCAATGCCAACGCTGTTTGTGCTAATACCTGCCAAGCCAGCAGTTCCACCGTTAGTGCTTTTAAAGAATCCAGAAGTTGCGATTCCAAATACAGAAGTGCCGTTACCAAATCCAAATGTATTGCCGCTTTGAGAAGTAGATGTACCTTCAATTAAATTGCCAACAGCAACCACATTGCCGTTCAACGTCAATTGTGTGCCGTTGTAAGAGATGTTGCCGCTGCTGTTACCAAAAGCAAATTCACCACCGCTGTACAACACACCACCAGAGCCGCCCATTGATGTGCCAGAGATAAACGCACTGCCAGCTTGAACAGTTCCAGTGACCGACAAGTTTCCTGTGTTGGTAGTAATAGCAGAAAGACTACCGACCTTCAAGTTTGACAGGTAAGGGACGTTCCAAGTTGTCTGTGTTGTCGCAGGGTTGTAAATACCATCTGACTGAAACAACGCTTCACCAGCACCAATTACAGGTGGTGTTGATTGCCATGTCTCAGCGCCGCCCCAAGTGTTAAATGGAGGAAATGCGCCAGCACCAGTAGTAACGTAAAACGCCGGGCTTGGACTCAACGATGTAAGTGTAGATTTGGCATAGCAAATCCTTGATGACAAGCCATCAATGCCGTTTTGACCGGGCGTTCCGTTTGTGCCGTTAGACCCGTTTGTTCCGTTTGTCCCGTTTGCTCCTGCATAACCACTGGCAAGAATAAACGACAAAGACCAATTGATTGTGGTCGTTGAAACAGTAGAAGAATCAGAAATTGGAACTACAGCAGACCACAACGTAAAGCCGGGGCTAGGAGAAGCTGTAATGCTTTGGCTCCAACCTGCTGGTGTTGGCGTGAACGATGTTGATGCCCATGTGTATGTAGATGTTCCTACAGGGGCAGCAGGAATGCTTACAGCCCACTGATAGACTGTTGGCCTTGCTGTCTGCAAACCATTAAGACCGGGCGTTCCTGCCGTTCCTGTTGGGCCTGTCGCGCCGTTAATTGCTTGCGCTGCAATAGATACACCAGAAGTCCAACTAACAGATGTAACCGTTGTTCCTCCCGGCGCTACGATCTGTTTTGACGCAACATAAAGTTGAATCAGAGGTGTGCCGGGGTTTGCTGGAATAGTTGTAGACCAACCACCAGTGCCTGTGTAGCTTGTGTTTGCACCAGTAGCCCATGTGTATGTCGATGTGCCAGAAGTTCCACTTGGCGAACTAGAAGCCCATTGATACAGGTACACAGTGGCATATTGGTTTGCAGCAGTACCGGGCGTACCCGCTGCACCGGGATCAAGGAAAGAGTATTGCAAGACAGCAGTAGAGCCTTGCGTAACAACACCAGACGATGACTTGTAACGCACAGGCACAGTCAAGGTTGCCGGGGATGAACTCATAGCAGTAGGAATGCCCCACTGTGCAAACGTGCCGCCATCAGTAATTGCGCCAAGCGTTAAGCCACCCGTGGTGCTGACATCACCATAACCAGTTGTAGAGGTTGCGCCAATCCTCCAAGAGTTGTTTACAAAGGCAGCGTCAGAGTCTGTTTGTGCCGGGATGAATTCAATTGAGCCGCCAAGCGTTGACCCGTAAAGCTGCGTAATGATTCCTGTAAATACAGGCGTTGTTCCACCAGTTCGCGGGATTTGAATTACTGGTGGTGAAAAGGTTGCCAAGAAAGAACCAACAACCGACACAGGCGATGGATTCCAAGTAAAAGCAAAAGACAATGGCGACAACAAAGATGCGCCATTTTGATTTGCAACTTTAAACGCAAAATAGTAAACGCCTTGAGGCAGAGTCAAGTCTGTAAACGTGATGGTTGATGATGGCGTAAAAGGCTGCGAGTTACTTGCAAGCTCTGTACTCCAAACAGACCAATCAGCAACAGTTGGGCTTGATACGGTTGTGTAAAACAAGGACAACTGCGTAACACGACCTACAGCCGGGATAACACAGCCCACGTTAAAATAAGGTACGGCTGATGTTGGACTTTGCGTCAGTATTGTTGGAGCAGCTAACGCACTGAAAAAACTTGGGTTAGCAATGTTGCTGTTTGGCGATGGCGTAAATTGCAAAATGGAAAAGTTGTCATAGACCTGTGCGTTGTACTCTGACATGTCCATTCTTGCGCCTAACGAACCGTCAGGCAAAGAAATCTCATTGACCTTTGTTACACGAAACAGTTTGTTGTTCCAACCATAGTCTGCGTTGGTAACGCTAATCACATTGCCAGCATCAACTTGGATGCCGTAATACGTTGTGCTAAACGAAACAATCAAGTCTTCCCGTGCTTGCTCAAGCAGACGGTTTGCAAGGTACTGAGCCTGAACAGAATCATTGACTAAATCAAAAGTCAACGACAACTTGTTTACTGGCTCGTTTGGATACAGTAAATTAGATGGCGTTTCCAGATTGACAAATGCTGGCTGATCTTTGTTGTCCTTAAACGGAAACTTTGCCTCTATCTCGTTGATGGAGGAAGTGATGTCAGTTGCACTTACACGGATTTCACCAATGATGTTGGTGTCATCAAACGAGTAAATGTTTGCCTCTGTTTTGTTGATGACAATAGCCCACTTACCTGATGCAGCGTTGTACGTCATCCAACTGTCTGATCCAGACATTATCTTGTCAATGTTGTCTAAGACAGGCTGACCAGCATCCAATACACCATTGATGCGATACCTTGCTTGCGTTGATGCAACGCCACTAAAGTTTGTATAGGTAATGACTTCATCAGAGTAGACGTTTAGTGCCGTTGCACTGTCTGCGTCAACGTAGCTTGCATCAATAGCGCCGCCGTAGACAGGACTTGTTAAATAGTCCTTCCAGACATCACCCGGCTTTGCAACACCAGTACCATTTAAATAGTGCCGAGTTTTAAATGTTATTGGTGATAGCGATGTTGTTTCAGCATCACTGTTGTAATTCAATTGCACGATGGCAAAAGCCAATCCGTTCATTTGTCGGAGTCCTGTCCACTCTTGACCAGATGGAAGCCCGTTGGCTAGGCTCATAATGCCGCTTGGCAGTGTTCCAGATGTGTTAATTGGCGTGATTGTTCCAGCATTGTTGGATGTAAACAAATAAATCCAAAGGTTGCCGTCAATCTTTGTGTCTACGTTACCTGCCTGATCGGTTAATGAGACAACACGATTGCCAATTCCACTAGCGTCAAAAGTAACCAAACGATCACCGTAATAAAACTTGCTTTGGTCATAAGTAAATTGACCATTTGGACTGATGCAACTGATTGCCATGACGTAGTACATCGTCTTTTGATTAGTTGTAAGCACCGCATCAACAAAGGTTCCACCTAAATAGGCATCACCATAAACAACTGGAATTGCGTTTGTGTTGGATGGAGGAATTTGCTGACGAACACCATTGTCTTGTGGGCCTGAAGGCGCATCACCAAACATCCTGCTAACAATTGTGGAAAGCGCAAAGTTAACAGCAAATGCGGCAGCAGATAGTGCAAATGAAGCCGCAACACCAGCCGCTGTAGTTCCAGCAGCGGCAGCAACAATAAGTGTTCCAACCATTTCTATTCCTTTACAAAACTTGCACCAACAGCTTTATAGCCACGCTTGGTGTAATCAATCAATGGGCCTGATGCTGAAATTGATGTAAACACACAATCAACCTCATTACGTTCTAACATTTTCGTTGCCACTTGGTCATAGGCTTTCCATAGCCGCCCACCAATTGAACCGTTCCTATGTTCTGGTTCTACCCACCACAACAATTCATGCAATTCTTTGACTTCAGGACACCAGATGTTGCGTTGCTTAATCCCAATGATTGCACCACTCATGTGCTTGTCAATAAAGATAAAACCACGACCTTTGATGATGCCAAACAATAGTTCCTCAACATACTTTGGCAAATGATTTTTGTTATGCTTAAAAATCTCTATTGGGTTTTCGTAGGCATACGCTTCAACAATTTCAAGCAGTCTTGGTATGTCGTATCTTGTTGCTAGTCTTATCATAATTTTTAATCTGCTCCACCACCATTAGTAGTGTTGTTAGAGTCATCTACAACGGTTGTTTCAGTAGATTGCGTCTGTGTTTTTGGTGGCTTGCCAAAGTCAAAGTAGGTTGCGGTAATTTCTGCAACACGATCCATTGATGTGTCTGCACCGTAAATAAATTTCCAACTATTTTCGTTTGTCTTGACACCAGAAATTCTGTTTTCAAGAATGCGCCGCATAGACGAACACGAAATAAAGCAAGTGGCAATTCTTTGTCTTACCTCAGTGTTGAAGTCTTCAGTAATGGACACGTTGTTGATGATGCCTTGATACCGTTTGAAGAACTGCAATGTTGGTGTAGTAATGATCTGGTTGTTTGCGTCAAAGAAGCCACGCCACACTTCAACTAAAGACCCTTTGATTTCGTTTGACAAGATGACAACAATGTTTGCAGCGTCAATGCCAGTAAGAGCAATCGTCATGTCATCAGACGTTGCTTTCATGTCACGCTGGACATCACCCACGTTCAACAAAGCGCCAAGGTTGCTAAACGTAATGCCGCTGACCGTAATAGGTGCTGCCGCATTGCAGAAAGTGTAAACAGTCTGAAAGCCGGGTTTGCCTACTGTCAACCTGACAAATTCAGAATGCCGAATGCTTGGCGATGTAACTGCGTTAATGACTGTCATGTGATGTATTCCCGAAATGTAAATGCTTCATCCCAATTGACAAAAGCACCGTTTGCCATTGGAGTCAAAGTATATGTCGGACACGTTTGCGCGACAACTGTAAATGTGCAATTATTTCCACAGAAAACAGGCGTGTTCTCTGTTGGAGAGCCAATGATGGGTCGGTGGATGGTAACAGACACAGTTGCAGCAGAACCCCTCAAAACGGTTGTTGTAATTTTGTAGGTGTACCCTGCAATCATAATGAAGTCGCCAGCACGAAACAGAGCGCCAGCACTTGACATTGCAGGTAAGCCCTTTAGCACAATCGTTGTGGCATTGGCTGCTGGTGATGCGTTTAACTGAATTGCTGTTGGCGTTACAGTAGCGTCCCCTTGATACTCTGTAAACCAAGACAAGTTAGTCGAGTTGAACTGAATAGTTTCAGGCAACTGCCTGTCCTTGTTGTCAATCGTCTGGATGATTGTTCTTGCAGTGGGATAGTACAAGTAGTTGTGCGGAGTCACCGTGAACATCCACGGCACAGCAGTAAGGTATTGAGCAACAGTCATGTAGCCAGCGCGAGTGACTTGCTGCCAAATCATCCTACGGTTTTGCACGTTCATGGATTGCTGGATTTCAAATATAGTTTGGAAGCTCATGCTCTACCTCTTGAAACAGCCAAAGACTTATTGGCGTATTGGTTAGCCGCCCAAATCGCATTAGAACTGCCTAGAAGCCTGTCCTCAAACGATTTGGTGTCGATGGCGTTGATGTAGTTGTTTGTCACGTTGGTGGTGCTGTTCATGCCCATCTGGTTGTTGGGAATAATTGTTCCAGAGCCTGATGGCATAAACAACTCAGGGCCACGCTCACCTACCATGTACGGGCTACCCGCGCTTACAGGGCCACCTGTGGCTTTTGGCGTTGCTGCCTGATAGACATTTGCAAACCAACCATCATTTGATGCGTTAGGGCCAGTTGCAATTCCAAAAGCTCCTTTTAAAAAGCTCAAAGCAGCAGCTTTCATTTGGATTGCAATCAAATCCTGAATGATGCTACGAGCCAAGTCTTTCATGCTCAACTTGCCTGTCTTGACAAAGTTGTCAATGGCAGAAGACAAGTTACCAAATACGCTATCAAACACTTGCTGTGTGCGCTTTGCAGATTCTTCCATAGTGACAAACATTTTTGCAATTTCTTCTTGACGGTCAAGCTCTTTTAATACAAGCGGGTCTTTTCCTTCAACATCTTTGCGCTTACGAGCGTATTCAAGAGAAATCTGTGCAAGCCTTTGCTCTTGCTCAGTTGCATAAATCATCTTGTATTTCAACTCAAGTGATTCACGCTGATATTCCATGTCGCGAGTTTGGGTTTGTGAACTTACTACCAAAGAAGCTCTACGATTGTTTTCTGCTGCCCAAGCTGCATTAAATTCATTAGCTGCTGCTTCTTCATCGTTGTATTGAGCAATCATTCTTTTTGCATTGATTTGTCTTTTCTTTTCTGCAAGTTCAGTTTCAGCAATAAGAACTTTGCTGTTGTAAATTTCAAGATTCTGTGCTGTAGCTCTACCATCTTCTTGTTGGTTTTTTTGACGCATTTCAGCATAGGCATCAGTTATCTTTTTTGCCGACTCAAGTTCTAACTTCTGAATTTCATTTATGCCAATTTCAGCCAACTTAAAAGAAGCATCAAGTTTTGCCTTTTCTAATTCAAATCCTTTGCTTGTCAGCATTGACCCATATTTTTCTAATTCAGTTATTCCTTTTTTATCTGCTACTTTTTTATCTGATGCAATTTGTGCGGCAGCTACGTCATCCTGCATCTTTTTTGATAGAGCAAGATAATCGTCCATCTTTTGCTGCAACAATTTTTTGTTATTTGCTCTGTTAGCAATGCTTTGTGTATCAGTACCGCCAATGTCAGACGAAATGCGCTCAATGTCTTTGGCTAACTTCATCAAGTCATCTTGGTCTGACCTTCTACCAATACTAAGAATTGCATCTTTGACGTAAGTTACCGCTTCTCCAACTGCCTTCCAAGCTCTTTCAAGCGTACCAAGCTCTCGCACTTGACCATCAATGCTGTCGCTAAACGCCTTTACGCCTAACTTAATTGCTTCTTGTGCTTTGCCAGCTTTTTCGTATGCAACAATTTGCTTGTATTGCTCTAGTGTTAAAAAGTTGTATTGAGAATTTAATGAACGTACAGATGCAGCAGTGCCATCAAACGCACCCATCAATTTCTGTGCAGCTTCTTTTGCATCAACACCAGACAACTTAGAAAACTGCAAGATAACTTTGCTCATGTCATCAATAACTGCTGATGTAAATTTGCCAGAACTAACAAGCGCAAGAATTACATCGTTTGCTTTGGAGTAGCCAACATTCAAATCAGTGCCAAGTTTTTGCGACAACGCAACTACTTGTGACTCAGTTACTCCAGCGTAGCGCCCCGTCAAAATCATGTTGTCGCGAAATGCTGCTGATTCTTTATCTGCATTGATAAACGAATAAGCAAGCGAACCAACAGCCGCAGCAGCGGCAGTCATCCCAACCGTAAATGGTGTAATCAATGTGCCGATTGCTCGAAACATAGGCCCAATGCCGCCCATCACATCTTTTAATTGACCACCTTGCTGCAAGATAGCAATAAATGGGCTTTGACCTGATGCAATCTGCGTGAACAAGTCAGTTGTTTGATAGGTAAGTTGTATCTTCTGTTGCTCGTTTAGTTTGAACTGAGCGCCAGTAGCATTTTTTGCTGCGTTGGCAATTTTGTCGTAAGCAGCAGCTTGAGCAAGAAGCTCTTGTGCTTTTGCAGAACCCTTGATGTCTTTAAGCCGACCTGTTGCCAACTCACGCTCAATTTGCGTGACCTTGGTTACTGATTTGCCGTAATCTTCCGTTGCATATTTCAGAGACTGAATTTCTTTGTCAGCCGCCTTCATTTCCCGCGCAATGGCGTTCTTCATCTTTTGCGTTTCGTAAGCAACCTTTTGTGCTTCCGTAGCAAAGTTCCCCATCTGGAGATCAAGAGCGATCCCCAATGTTGCTGCATTTTGATGAGTTGCCATTACTTCCTCTTTCTAGCGAGTTTTTGCGCGTATTCTGGAATTATCCTACCAAGACTGTCTTTCAAATCACTGATGACAGTTGTGGCGCCATATTGCAATGCTGGACGCAAAAATGGTCGTGCAGGTATTTTAGATGTTCCGTATTCTTGCGCCAAAGAAACAGCACTACGTTTAACAGAAACAATTGCCAAGACAACAGAGTTGTCACCAATGCTAGGTGCTTCTCTATCGTTTGGAGTTGTCAGCCGAGACTTCAGCTTGAGGGTATCCCTCATGTGAAACGGGCTGTAGGCGCTACGAGGCTTTTCGCTGTCGTATGGGGCATAGGCTAGGGCAGCGTAATAAACGCTCTTCATGGACTCTTCAGCGGCCTTGGCAAGCGTTTGCTTCAGCACCACATCCATCTTGAATCCATTGGCTAAGTCTAGGATTTGCTGCTCAAACTCAGCAAAGCCTGAAAGCTGGAACTTCATGTCCTTGCCTTCAAAGCCTTGCGTATCAATGTGTTGAGCCATGCTACTCTTTCAGGTAAGCCTCCGAACCCGGTCTAGTAGCCAAGAATGCCATCAATTGCTTGCTGGCTTGATCTTGCTGTTGTTCCTTTGTCAGCGGCGGGACAATGTATTCGTGTGTTGATGGAAGAACATCTTTCATCGTAAACGGTCTTGTTGTCTTTTGTATTTTCGAGTTTAAGTTGCCTGTGGTCAAGGAACTCAAAGCCAACAAAATAGCTTTGTTTCCCAACATACCATCCGACAACATAATTTCAATATTCCGCATATCGTCTACAGGAACATCATCAGGACACCCACCATGAGCGTAAACATACGCTCTGGCTTGCAGGTGAATGTCCCAGATTAGTTTTTTCGGGAATCCTTGTAACCGGGCTGAATCGCCTCAGAGATTTTGGCAAGGACTTCCAATTGAACGGCAGTAGGCCACTCAGCTTCAATGTCTTCATAAGTGATTTCATCAAGCGTTCCATTTACAGGAACCAATAGCCTGATGTACTCGACCATTCGGTTTTCCATCTGCAAGATGGTTTGCACCAGTTCTTTGGTAGACCGATTTTCAATAACCACATCGTCATCCGTCACCACAACACCATCAAGAGTGCCAGTGCGGAAAGATGAAGTCATCTTGTCAAAGCGTTTCTGGAATTCGTCTTGGTCAAACTTCTCAATACGCTCTTGCATAGCGTCAAGTTCTTTTGTCAGCGGAATACGAACCTTGAAGTTGTATCCAGCAAGCTCAAAAGATTTGGTGCGGAGGTTTGAGATTTCGCCAAAGGCAGATGTGAGTTTTGTCATGGTTTATCGTGTAGCTTTGATGATCTTGTGGTAAATCGACTCATTGATGGCAATGGCGTAATCCACCACTTCATCAGGAGTTAGTTTATCAGCATAATTTTTTGCAATTTCGTGTGCAAGAGAAATTGCTGTAATTCGCTGCTGTTGAAACCCAAACCAATTCTTAGAAGAATCGGATTGGGCTACAAGGAAGTTTAGAAGGTCGTTACTGTCTTTTACTATCATGTGTTTTTACTCTGTTGTGTCTGGTGGGACTTCTTCAATGACCACCACAGGGACGGTCATGTTGTACTTCTTCAGCAAAGCCAAAGCAACTGCTTCGGCTGTATCGAGTTTAGCGGTAGCTTTTGCAAGCTCACCAGCGTCAACCACCATGCCACGGGCAACAAGTTCAATGTCGCCGTAGCTGGTCACAATTGCTTCGATTGCGTCAGAGACTTTCATCAGTTGTTCGACCAGCCGTACTGGTTGCCTCGCGGATGAATAGTAAACATACATTTTGCTTCAGCGCCGGGAGCCGAGTCAATTTGGAATTGACCGACACGACCGTTAAACGCATATGCGATGGTGTTTGTACCTTCAACTGCTGCAACCACAAAAGTGCGGTCAACAACACCAGAGTAAGCATCAGAACGAATCTGAAGCAACGCTGTGTCAGCAGGATTCCAAGCGGCAGTAACTGTCATGCTTGTAGGAGCCGATTGCACAGGAATCTTGTCGCTTTGACGAGAGCCAGCAACACCAAAACTTGCTACAGCGTCATCCATGCCAAAGGCAGGAATTGCTTCGACAGGCAGTGCAATACCAGTAGCGCCAGTGCCGTTTGCTGTAGTGCCAACAATCCCGGCAACTTGAGCCGCCCAAACAGACAGGTTAGCTGTTGTCAAAGGTGTTGGTGTTGCCGCTGATTGCATAAAAAACGA